CCTGCTGGAGGTGGGTGCGTGCACCTGCTTTAGTTTAGGCGTTTCACAACGCTTAACACGAAGACCGAAGTCTCCACCCAACACTCGTTAAGTAGCCAAAGGGTCCAGTTATGATGTATAACTAGAGGACACCACCGGTAAAAGTGATGTGCTTGGATACTTTCTGCTTTTCAACTTGGTACGACGGGGCACAGAAATTTCCCCGAAAGCTGCCGCCGAACTGGTCATCTCCAGCTGGTAACTCGGTTTGATAAATTGTGGTAGGTGGTCTTTAATCACCTGTTCTAATTTATCGTCGTATAAGCTTGGCTTAATTTTTGGAGCCAAAAACTTATACGGACAAGACCGTTTTGCGATATGGATAACCGGTACACTAGTGCACGCTCTTATGACCGTGCTAGAATAGTTATCGTCGTGGTTCCCTTGCTTTATAATCAAGGACGGATCTTCGCAGAACCGACCTAAAGCAGGTGAACCCTCACCTACATATGGCATAGGTATGACACGCTCAAGAAGGTCTTCAATATACTTCGCAGTATTATTGAGTGTTCCTTTCCGAAGCACATGCGTATGCCGAACTAGCGAGAGGACCAGATTACTCCAATCCGCGTTTCGCGAGCTCATATACGTTGTCCGTTGAACGCGGGTAAGTGAAATTCCCGCGTTCTGTAAACGTAAGCGTATAGGTGCCACGTCTTTTCCTTGCAGATAATCTGCACCGCAAGACTCTCTAAATGGGCCTTTGACATAACTCTTTGTAGTGTTAATGTTTAGAGCACATTCAGTTAGGGCCTTGGTAGCTATACTTACCCACTCGACAGGGATGATTAAATCATCTCCATAAACGTACACGCGAGAGGAAACTGCCTTGAAAGGCAACCTAAGCGTTGAACAAACGCTTTCGCATACGACAAGGTGGATAATAAAAGCAAGCACTGGAAAAGTAAGGCCGGAACCCATTCCGGCGAGGGCGTACTGAATGCCCACCTTCCCTGAAGGAAGCTTATACGTGGTAGACCGAGCGTTTTTGAGAAACCACCGGAAGGCCGGTGAGTGTCTTCCGACACCTCTGACAAGTTTCTCAAGAATTGAGTCGCTCGCATCTTTCATGTCTAATGTAGCGTTTAAACGCGTTACAGAAGATTCGCATGCCAGACGTTGATTAATCGTCTGGTCACCAAAATTGATCCGACCTTTGCTTGAATTGCAAAGTGTGGAACTCATCCAATTAAAGAAAGCCATCTGCGCTTTAAGCAGATGGGGTGGCTCCTTAGATATTACTCGAGGTCCTCTAGAGTCCTTTGGGACAAAGAGCACTTCCGCTTGCGCGTAAGTGGACACGATACGAATCGGTGTCGGGCTCGACGGATACGGTTTAAAGTATCCAGAGTAAGAAGAGAAAGCCTTAATTGTTGTCCCGATATCTGAATCTCCCATTTGCTTCCATTCGTAGAATGGCACATGTAGCCCACCAGGGATTGAGGCAAAAGAGCCTGGTCCAAAGCGGGTACCATGGGAAAGGACGAAGTCAGGAGAAGCACTATAAAGTGCTTTATAATGAGTTTCAGCGAAGCGTCTAAGTTTTTCAATCTTAGAGCTTTGGATCGGAAAAGTCGCGAGCCTACGTTGGTTCGCCTCATATTTGTTTTCAGCTTCTTTGAGTTGATCATCAGAAAAGTCTAACGAAAGTTTATAGACGTATTCTGATATCTGACGGATGTTAGCTAAGGAGCTAGCATCCGGTTCCTCAAGAAGTACTCCTGTCTTGCGACAGAAGATCTTATGAAGCAAACTTCGAAAATAACGAAGGGAGCAGCCTTGCCAGGCAAAGTCCGTCGGACGATCAGTTATACGTCCGCACTCGATAGAGTGTAAAACGAACTTTGCTAATTTTGGTAGGGTCACAGTCCAGAATTTTATACCTTCGGCTCGAAGCCGATTGATACAATATCTGGTAGTGAAAGGATCAAGATCGCAGTCAGTAGCAATCTTTCCAAATAATTGGACAAAATCCAGGTCGAAATGTCGCACCGCTGCAATACCTCTAGCTTAAGAGCGAAGGGGTACAGCCGCAGTTGGTAGCGCAACTTGTTTTAACCTAACTTTCACCGCTCATTAGGCGGTCTGTGATTGCTTGTGTAACAAACTCGCTAATTTCAGCTGCCATCGAATCGATGTCAGCAGAAGTGAACCCTGAAGAGGGAACTTGAATAACGAGCTGTACAGACGCAGAGCGTCTGGACGTGTTACCATTAACAGTGATATCCTTTTCAAGGATACGAGAGACAGCAGCAGAAATGTTCTGCCGATCTTTTGTTAATGATCCACCTTTAATGGTGAAGTAATCATGAGGTTGGCCAAATGTGACGGAGTTACGCATGTAACGTCCATCACCACTTTGGTTGAAAGTTTTGGATAAAACGGTAATAGGGCCAAATGGCATAATAGGGTCTCGTCCTATAAGACGGGCATTGAGGGGGATTTATGTTGGCGAAATCTCTAAAACACACGTTTTAGAGCGGTAGTCAGGTAAATTGCGTTAAATAGCTCTTTGAGCTCTGGCGCAGACCATTCAATGGGTGGAATAGGTCGTGTAAACGACGTATAGTAAGAACGTTCATAGCATCGGCATAAAGCCGGTACAAAATTGAAGTTCTGCTTTCCATTTTCTATATGCGATTGGGAAAACTCTATGAGAGACTTGGCGGAAATGAAACCGTCAAAAGTCACACCATAGGAACCCCACCCACGAGGGTGGAGGGATTCAAGGAGTTCCCCGACAGGCAAAAAGTAGTCCACAACAAAGGAAAGAGGCAAAACATCCCAAGCAGTTTTTAAATCCGGGTGTACTCCGAGTTCGTCAAGAAGGAAGCGTGCTTTACCAAAAGCATCATCCAACTTTGGAGCTCTAAAAGTGGATACACCATGAACCCTGTAAATCGTCTCACAAGAGGTGATAGCTCGGCTAGAAAAGCCGGGCCAGAGCGAAGCGTCGTAAAAGTCTTTATATAACCGGAGATTTCTTTTCCGATTAATGGCTATACAACTGTTACCGCCCAGGGATGCTTGGTTAAAAATGTCTTGGAGAGAAGCTAACAAAGACTTCAGGTCAGATATAAAGGGTAAGACACCCCAAGTATAAGAGCCATAAGTCAGCTGTTTCCAAAATTTCGCAGTAAAAGTAGCAATAGTACCATCGATATCCGCCAAAAACGGAATTAGCTCGAAGGTATTATCATCATTGGGGTTTTTCAACATACCGTACAACTCTTTATCCATCTGATGTCTTATTTCAGATGGAAGCATATCGAGGGATACGTCGCCACGGAGCCAATTGATGGCCGAGTGACGATAATTGTACGCTAACCCCTGATAGCCATTCATGGCTTTAAGGAGTTTAGTATGCTGAACGTTAGTTATACGCTTGGTGACACGTTGTTCGGAAATTATTTCCCGAATAGAATTCTCAGTATTAAAATGAGAAGGTGTGCCAGAGGGCGTTAAAACTAATTGACGCCCAATGAGGGATTTACTGCGAATAGGCATAGGATGTAAGTTACTGACAGCGGTCCGAGGGTGAG